CATCCGGGGACGAGTCAACGGCAGCCACATCCGGAAACAGTTCAACAGCAGCCACATCCGGGTACAGATCAACGGCAGCCACATCCGGGAACAGTTCAACAGCAATAGTGGAAGGGGATGACAGTATAGCGATTTCCGTCGGGATTGAAGGACGCGCTAAGGGTGCGGTAGGGTGCTGGTTGGTTTTGTCAGAGTGGGGAAAAGTAGAAGTCGGATATAAACGGAAATCTGTGAAATGCTTTTATGTGGATGGTAAGAATATTAAAGCGGACACGCTCTACATGTTAAAGAATGGAGAACCGGTGGAAATATCTGATGATGAAATGTAAAAAGCCGATTGATAGTGCAAATATCAATCGGCAGGCGGAAAAGGTCGGTACTCTTTCCGCCTCCATTGTACCAGAAACAGGAGAGAAAGAAAATGGCATATACAAATTGTGACTTGATTTTATCAGTTAAAGATGCAGTAGATCATGATGCATGGCTAAAAGCCAGAGACAAAGGCATAGGTGGCAGTGACGCTTCCGTCATCATGGGGCTCAATCCTTACAAGTCTCCATATGAACTCTGGATGGAAAAGACTGGGCAGGCAGAACCGAAAGATCTTACAGGGAATATGAGCGTCTACTGGGGAACAAAGAATGAACCGGCTATTGCTAACTGGTTCCAGGAAGAAACTGGCAAGAAGGTTCAGAGACTGGGAACATTGCAAAACAGGGAATATCCGTTCATGTTGGCCAATGTAGACCGCACAGTAGTCGGTGAAAACGCCGGACTGGAAATCAAGACCGCTGGCGTTAAGCAGTATCGCAAATGGAAAGATGATGAAATTCCGGATGCGTATTATTGCCAATGCTTACACTACATGGCAGTAACTGGGGCGGACTACTGGTACATTGCGGTTCTGCTCGGAGGGAATGACAGTAAATGGAAGCGGATTGAGCGAAATGAAGAAGACATCCAGACGCTGATCAAGGCGGAAAAAGAGTTCTGGAATCTGGTACAGACAAAAACGGCCCCGCCGGTAGATGGATCCCCTTCCTGCTCCCATGCGCTGGCGGCCCGGTATGCAGGGGTGCCGGATACAGAAATCATGTTGCCGGAAGAAGCCGATGAATTGATTGCCCGAATCCATGAGGATACGGAAATCAAGAAAAAACTGGATGAGCAAATTGATTTAAACCAGAACCGGCTGAAAGAAATGCTGGGAAATGCGGAGGTTGGACGGATCGGTTCTTTCCAAGTGACATGGAAAGCCACCAGTCCGCGAGAAACTTGCTCACTCTCGAAAATCAAGAAGTCGGCGCCAGACATGTATCAAGTGTTGCGGGATAGAGATTTTATTTCAATCGGCAAAGCAAGCCGGCGGTTTACTATCAAAGAAATCAAGGAGGCTGAATAGTCATGAATACAAAAGGTGGACTCACAAAAAGGACCAATCAGATGCAGGAAATTCAGCAGAAAGACACGTCTCTGAAAGGCCTGATCAAGACCATGGAACCGGAAATCAAGAAAGCATTGCCTTCTGTCATTACGCCAGAGCGATTCACGAGGATGGTTTTCACGGCGCTCTCCAGCACGCCGAAGCTGCAACAGTGCACGCCGCAGTCTTTTTTGGGCGCGATGATGCAGGCTGCTCAGCTGGGGCTGGAGCCGAATACCCCAATAGGGCAGGCCTATCTAATTCCTTATAAAAACAAAGGAATTCAAGAGTGTCAATTTCAACTGGGATATAAGGGCTTGATTGATCTGGCGTACCGTTCTGGAGAAATCAAGGATATCCAGGCACATGAAGTCTATGAGAATGATGCATTTGAATATGAATTTGGGCTTGAGCCAAAGCTCAAACACATCCCGGCAGCGCATGATCGCGGGGAAATCGTTATGTACTATGCCGTTTTTCATATGGTCAATGGCGGATACGGTTTCGAGGTCATGTCCAAAGAGGATATTATCAATCATGCCAAGAAGACGAGTCAGTCATACGACTCTTCCTATTCTCCTTGGGCAAAATACTTTGATGAAATGGCCAAGAAAACGGTCATCAAAAAATGCCTGAAGTACGCACCTATCAAGACAGATTTTGTAAGAGCCCTGTCTTCAGATGAGACTATCAAGTCTACGATTACGGAGCATATGGCCGATGAACCAGATGAAACAGTGACGATCAATGTGGAGTCTTCTCCAGTAGAAGATATCCCGGATAATGTAGATCCGGAAACGGGGGAAATCAAACCCGATAGCGAACTGTCCGATGAAGAACTTTTTAATAAATAAAGGAGGATAAGGACATGGAAAACAAACCGTCAAAGCGAGTCATCAACAAAATTAAATTAGTGGGTACAGACAAGAATGGCAAGGGCGGGAAAATCTATATTTTATACACTGTGACGAAAGATGGAGCCACGATGATACACTCCGTTACCAGTGATGAGATGGCGGATCCAAAACTGTATGCCGCGTTTTTACATTTGACCCATCCGGTTCTTTCCATTTTGGAATTAAACGAGAAGATGGCGGATAGGATTACTCCTTATGGTATTTCTTTCTCTTACGATGCAAACAGCGTGATGAGTGCTGTCATTAATGTCAAGCTTGCCCTTCCGGGGAGCAAAACGATGATTGCGCTGAACACGCCAAAGAAAAAAGCACCCAGTGACGAAAAAGAAGCCAGTAATACAGCCTCTTTCTTCACAGACGACGCAGTGAAAGTCCTCTGGGAAGTGGAAGCAGCGGCACAACTGTATATAGACGGGAAACGAGCCCAGATGGACTTGTTTGAAAATGATGAAGGAGATCAGCAAGGTGGGGATACGAAGTCTATCGCCTAATGGATTTTGAAGCGGTGAACCGGCGGTACATCCAGCCGCCGGTAAACCCTTTCTAAAGAAAGGAGGGAGAGCATGGCCGATAGACGGATGATGAGCAAAACGGTTATTGATACAGATATGTTCTTGGATATGCCCATTAGTGCCCAAAGCCTATATTTCCATCTGCTTCTTAGGGCAGATGATGACGGTTTTTTGAAAAATATCAAGACTATTATGCGGACCGTTGGAGCATCCCCTGACGATATTAAACTCCTTATCGCCAAACAGTATTTATTGCTATTTGAAAGCGGCGTTGTTGCTATCAAACACTGGCGTGTTCATAACGTGATAAGAAAAGACAGATACAAGCCAACAACATGTGATGAGAGGAACCTCATAGAGCTTGATTCTTCCGGAGAATATAAGTTATTGACAACCGCTGGTATACCAAATGGAAACCAATTGACAACCGCTGGTATACCAAATGGAAACCCAGGTAAGGTTAGGTTAGGTAAGGTTAGGTTAGAGAAGAGAGAGAAGAGAGAAGTAACTCAAGAAGAAATGAGCAAAGAAAAAAACTCTCGAATGCTCGAATCAAAAAAATTAATGGAGGTTTATCAGAAAAACATCAAGCCTGTCACAGGGGGCATGGAACATGAGAAGCTTCTTGCCCTCTTAGATTCGTACGGATTAGATCTTTGCCTGAAAGCAATAGACCGAGCTGTTCTGAGAAAAAAGAGATCGTTTGGCTACGTTGAGGGAATCCTGCGACGATGGCGGCAGGATGGATATGACGAACCAGAAGAAGAAAATGATGATGGGCGATACGTCAAGAGAAACGGAAATCCGTCGGAAGAGATTAAGAACATCCCCTTTTGACTGGAGGTGATTACATGGAAGCAACGAAAGCAAGCATTATGGAAATCGTTAAAAACTTGCAGGATAAACAGACCGCACGGACATATACCCCGAAACCCGCCAAGCCGTCTCCGGATGGAATCCATTGCAGCCGTTGTGACAATACTGGCTGGGTGCCTGTTACAGATACAAACGGCATGGTGGCCATGGCTCACTGCCCGGACTGCTTTGCGCGGCGGCAGGTTATTCGGAGACTGAAACAATCCGGAATCTCTCCACAGGATTATGCCCGGTATACCTTGGGTAACTTCGACGGAAGCAGAAGCCCTGTTGCTGGTAGAATGAAAGCCTTAGCCGAACGGTATCTCAGAGAGCATACGACTGGCGGCTCCGGATTTGGTCTCTTTGGACACTCCGGTATGGGCAAGACCCACATCTGCATAGCCATATGCCAAGCACTTACGAAACAATTTCATGAACCGCATTTCTACTTTTCCTACCGGGCGGAAATCCCCAAACTGGTGAAAGCTTCTCGAAGCTACAACCAGAACTACGACGATTTCGTGCATAAGTGGAAGACCTGTCAGAACCTATACATTGACGACCTGTTTAAATTCTCTGGCAATTTGAAAGACGGACACCTGGTAGATATTGACCGGGAAGAATTGAAAGTGGTCTTCGACCTCATTAATGCCCGATATCTGAACCACCTGACCACACTGTTCAGCAGTGAATACAGCGTGAACGACATTACTTTGGTGGATGAAGCCCTGGGAAGCCGCATTTTCGAGATGATCAAGCCTTATGGACTTCTGGTAGACGGAAAGAATCAGAGACTGGTCGGGGTAGTGTGATGGTGCTGAAGAACGAGGAAGGCTATCCGGATCCGACGTATGGTAGTGCCTACAGGCGTATCCAGAACGAGGAGAAAAAGAGGAACGAAGAGGATGCGGCCAAAATGGAGAGGGCGCTCCACAGAGCAAAAGCGATCTTCCAAGAGGCGGGATTTGAGGTTGCTGAACGAATTGTGCTGAAGAATATCAGAACAGGTAGGATTTACAGATAGGAGAAAGTGCAATTGAAGCGAATATTAGATGCATGCTGTGGTGCCAGAATGTTTTGGTTCGATAAAAATAATCCGGATGTCGTATTCATGGATAGACGGAAAGTCAGCACAATGCTATGTGATGGACGGCAGTTTGTTGTTAACCCTGATGTTATCGGAGATTTCACTGATATCCCGTATGCGGACAACTGGTTCAACATGGTAGTGTTTGACCCTCCACATCTGATTCATGCAGGAAAGACCAGTTGGTTGGCCTTGAAATACGGAACTATTGAAGGAGACTGGAAAGATATGATCCGAAAAGGATTTAAAGAATGCCTGCGTGTTCTTAAAAAAGATGGGGTTCTGATTATGAAATGGGGCAGCGACCAGATTAGCACGAAAGACGTGCTGCAGGTATTACCTATGCAGCCGTTATTTGGTCATCGCCGCGGGAAAAGTATTTTCCTTGTTTTCATGAAATCTTGAGGAGGAAAAGATGATGAATGAAGCACTTGCATTTTTTCTGGGAGCCATGCTTGGCGGAATGGTTTCAACCCTGTTCTTGTGTATTTTCATCGTGAATAGGGATAAATGAGGTAGTAAGATGGATTTCATGGTAGAAGGAGAGCCGCGGGGAAAGGGACGCCCCAGATTCATGCGGAACGGTCATACCTATACAGACAGTAAGACAAAAGCGTATGAAAAGCTGATCCGTGAAGAGTTCCGTAAACAGTGCCGAGGGGTCTATTTTGAAAAAGGCGTAAGAGTCAGGCTTTATATCCGATGTTATTTCAAGGTGCCAAAGTCGGCCCGTAAGAAGGATAAAGAGTTGATGAAGGCGGGGATTATGCCGTGCCTCAAGAAGCCTGATGTGGACAATGTGGCAAAGGTAATCATGGATGCGCTGAATGGGACTGCTTACTATGATGATTGCCAGATAGCCCCGATATTTGTCGATAAGGAATGGGATGATGGCAAGGGGCCACGCGTTGAAATCTCCATAAGCGAAAGAAAGCAATGATACAAGGGGGGGAAGTTGATGCAACATAATGATTACGTTGAGGCTGTTAAAGAATATCTGCGCAGATATCGTGAGTTTTCTCAATATGTGATCAATGTCCGGAAAGATATTGAAGACTGCGAGATACTGCTGAACCAGGAACCGGCATTGACATCCCCTTTACTTTCCCCGACGGGCGGCTGCAGTGGTGGAGAAAAAGTAAGTCAACAAGAGCGAATCTACATGCGGCGAGAAGAACTGCAGGAAAAGATCGCAAAGTACCAGGCAGAGCTACAGCAGATTGAGCCTCTCGTAAAGCGCCTGCAGAATTCCCTTGAAGCTTTGAAATCTATGTCAGAAACAGACTGGTGCATAATCAAGACGCGGTATATAGAAAGTGGTTCTTGGGATTATACGGCTCACAGTGTTAGTGCGAGTGTTGGATATTGTAAAAAAAGAAGCGAAAGGATACTGAAAACATTAACGGGGATGATATTTGGACCTCAAAAAGTATATGTACAGACGTCATTTACGTTCCATAAGGACAATAGACAAAAATAAAAATAAAAACAACATTACTTGACAAAAATAAAATAAAAAGTGTATAATCGTACCAAATATCAGCGTATTTTTATTTTTGTCAAGGAGGATTATATATGGCGAATACGGAACTGTTAAATAGCATATTAGATCATTGGAAGCAAAATATCTATGAAGCTCTTTTTCAAGCTATGGGCGAAGACTATCAAGCTATTAGAGCTTCGATGGATTTACAGACAAATAATAGTGGTCCGTTTACAAAATGGGACTTGGCTTTTCGCAATTTAATTTCTTTTTTCAAAAGAGAGAATATTCCCTATGTAATTTCCCAAAGGGGAAGTTGGTCATTTATATTGGTATATGATGAAATTAATAATATAGTTATATCTTTTATGAGAAAATCCAGATATAAGACGCTTACGGAGTCTCATGGACAAAAAAATCCTCAATATATTTCTGAATTATTAGAGCTGAATAAGAATTTGGAATCTAGACAGCCGAGTTTATTTGACGAGAAGGGAAATAATAATAATATTCAAATTTCTGATAAATTACGAGAAGCTCTAAATGAACTTTGTATTAATTGGAAAGAGAGAAGAAATAATCTGCGGCATGTATTAGTAGTTTTTGATTATCAAAGCAATGCTATTCAATTTTTAAAAGCCTATCTCTTAGATAAGCGGATGAATATTATAGAAGAAAATAATTGGTTGGAAGCAGTTAAGCCTGTTATTTCCAATGAAATTTCAGAAGTGACAGATGCCTCAGTTGTAGATAATTCTAATGTTATGCTTAATAAAAAATCATTTGAGCGTATTAAAGATAAGTATGACAGTGGAAATCAAGGGACTGCAAATCAGAATACTAGTGCTATCAATAAAACAGAAGATAATTCTAGTAAAAGAGTAGGTACAACCAATTGAAATGGGGGTAATTTGTGATGTTAGAATTTAATGGTGCAAGGTTAAAAAATGCGCGCTTGTACCGTGGATGGACTGTAGAAGAGTTGGCTAAAAAAGTTAATATTAGTAAGCAAGCTATATCACTATATGAAAATAACAAGAATTATCCATCAATGGAAAAGATTATTGCATTAGCTAAAGAATTGAAATTTCCATATGAATATTTTATGCAGTCAGAAGATTTAAATGTAAAATCTGGAGCCACTTATTTTCGCTCTCTGATGAAAACGAGCAAAAAATATAGAAAAGAACAAGTTGTTAAAATGGAACATTTAGCTCGTATTTTTTCAGTATTAAAAGAATATATAACCTTTCGAGATCTGAGGTTGCCAGCGGCAAAGGAATATTCCTCTCCGGCGGAAGCCGCTCATATATTAAGAGAGTATTGGGGATTGGGGGATGAACCGATTTCTAATATAATACGTGTACTGGAATCTAATGGCATTATTGTAACTATGTTCCCTACGTCTACGAATGATATTGATGCATTCAGCCAATACGTGAAGATGGATGATTGTTCTGTTTTTTTAATTGCTCTATCTAAAAATAAAGATTCTGCTGTCCGTATTCATTTCGATGTAGCACATGAGTTAGGGCACATTATTCTACATGGTTGGAATGACGATACTGAAATGTTTACTCGTGAAGAATTTAAGGAAAAAGAAAAAGAAGCCAATGAATTTGCTGCTGCTTTTTTGATGCCCCAAAACACTTTTACAGAAGATGTTTCAAAAAATCCTACTTCTTTTGACTATTATTGTAATTTAAAAAGAAAATGGAAGGTGTCCATTGCGGCGATGCTTTATCGTAGTAGGGATTTAGATTTGATATCTTTTTTCCAGTACCAATATATGATGAGAGTTATGCAGAAAAAAAACTGGAGAGTCAATGAACCTTTGGATGATATGCTAATGACTGCGCAACCGTCTGTATTAAGAGATGCTGTTGCATTATTACTTGATCACAATGTCTTTACTTCAAATGAATTTATGGATGAATTAGCTAAGAATGGAATTCCTATGACATATCAAGAAGTAGAAATTTTATTGGGATTGCCTTTTGAGATGCTGAAACCCAAAAGACAGGGAAAAATAATCAAGCTAAAAGAAAAATACGATAAATAGTTTCGTATCCGTTTTGAGCAGAAACGTGACTGATTCATGTACGATTTGTGTACAGAAAAAGCAGGAAAGGTGTGCTATACTAATACCGTCAAAAACTGAATACAGCCAAGGCCGTGCCGATGGGTATGGCTTTTTTATTGCTCGTATGATTGGAGGGGAAACCCCTATGCTTATTTCATGCCCCTACTGTGGCCGGATGCACCCCAGGGGGTACGTCTGTCCAAAGAAGCCCAAACACAAGTGGTATCGAAAGGAAAGAGGACAGAACGAGAGATTCAGAAGTTCAGCAGCATGGCAACACAAAAGAATCGAAGTTCTTGAGCGTGACCATTATCTTTGTCGAATCTGTCTTGAAGATGAACACAGGATTAATAATGCTGAACTGCAAGTCCATCACATCACACCACTGGGTACAGACTTTAGTCAGAGACTTAACACAAATAATTTGATAACTTTGTGTATACAACATCATGATGAGGCAGAGCATAGTATTATACCGGCGGACTGTCTCCGGGAGTTGGCGAAAGTATCCCCCCGGCTTCCAAACCGAAGGGAGGGGGCCAACCCCTAGACCTTACTGCCCTCCTTAAATTTACACCGTTTTTGATATCTCACGTATTTTTTGGAAGTGGTGACAATGCCAAACTATAAAATCACTCAGACAAAACTCAATAGAATGGCGAAAGAAATGTTGGAGACAGCGGAGGCCTACGGGCTGACTGATGACTATCTTTTCATGACCACCTTCCGGAGATATACCACGCAGGTGGCACTAGCGATTGCGCCGATGAATTGCCGAACCAAGGGGAAGAGATATACCACGCAGGTGGCACTAGCGGAAGAGCTACAGAAGAGCTTGGAACAGGATGGCGTCTTGGTCACAAAGGAATATGTCAAGGGGCGGGCGAACATCTATACCCATCCGGGCATTAACTCCTATAACCGCGTCACAGACAGTGCAAACAAGACCGCCCAGGCTTTGAGCAAGATGCTGGAAGATGCCAGGGTGAAAAAGGAAGCGGATCCAAAGAACAAGGCCATGCAGGATCCTCTGCTGAATGCACTAAAATGCTGATGCTTCATGCCCAGTGATTACATTCAAAAGCATCCTGCCTATTGTTATGCTAAAGCGATTGTTTCCGGAGACTTCACCAGCATGGCCTTGATTCCGGAAATAAAGGATATATATCAGTCCCCGGCCTATGTGGTTAAACAGTGCCGGGATTTCCTGCAGGTGGCGGATGGCAAGAATCCAGACTTCTGCATCAATGAGCATAAATGCAAACAGATTGACGAGCTACTGAAGCTTTTAATCATGCCGCGGGGCCTGCAGTTCGGGAAATCCCTGTATGATTGCACTGTCAGTTATCAATGGCTGTTCTATGTGGCCGTGCTGGCTGAAGTCTATCGCACGGATCCGGAAAAACGGCGCTATGAGAGGGCTGTCCTGGAAATCTGCAGGAAGAACTTTAAAACCTACACCGTGGCTACTATATTCATCATTCTCTTCCTGACGGAACCGCCTTTTTCGCAATTCTTTAGTGTAGCACCGGACCGGGCGTTGTCCAAAGAAGTGAAGGAAGCCATCCAGAACACGCTGTCTGTTTCTCCTCTTGTCTACTATGACATGCACGGGCTGAAAAGGTTTAAACTGTTGCGTGACTGCATCAAGTGTACACTGACCCAGACTACCTATACGCCACTGGCTTATACAGCCAACCGGTTCGATGGACGTCTGCCTAATGTTTTCTTGGCAGATGAAGTTGGAGCACTGCCGAACAACAGCGCCATTGAAGCCATGACATCCGGGCAACTGAACATCAAAAACAAATTAGGCTGCATCATTTCTACGAAATATCCAAAAGTGAATAACCCGTTTGAATCAGAAGTCGCTTATTCAAAGCGTGTCCTTGATGGGCAGGTGGAGGATCAGACGATTTTTTCATTACTCTATGAACCGGATCCGGACATTGCTAAAGAATGGATTACGAATCTACTGGCGATGGCACAAGGAAATCCTGCTGGCGTTGAAATTCAAGAAATCTGGGATGACTTAAAGAAAAAACATGCTAGGGCTCTAAACATTGAAGCCACAAAGACCAACTTTCTGACAAAACACTGCAACATCATGGCTTCCGGTACTTATGACGGAGAAGCTTATATTTCCCTGGATGATCTGCAGCGCGGGAAGGTGTCCAACATTAAGATGAACGGCTGTGATGTGTATGTGGGTGTTGATCTTTCGATGACTAACGATAATACGGCGGTCAGCATAATTTCCTACGATGCCAAAGCGGATACGGTTAACTGCATTCCCATGGTATTCATCCCTGCCGACCGGGTGGAAGAAAAGACCAGGGCGGAAAGAGTCCCCTATGCTGAATATATCGCGGCCGGCTATGTTGTCCCATGCGGGGACCGGACTATTGATTATAAGGTGGTTGAAGATTATGTGTTCAACCTGGAAGCAAAGTACGGATGCAATGTCAAGAGTCTGGGCTTTGATCGGTACAACTGCCTATCGTCAGCTCAGAAATGGGAAGATGGAGGCATTGACACGGTAGAAGTGAAGCAACATTCCAGTGTACTGCATTCCCCAACAAAATGGCTGGCAGAGCTCATCGCAGACGGGAAATTCCATTATGAAGCCAGCAACAAAATGGTGGAAATCAACTTTGAAAATACTAAATGTGTCTATGACACGAACATGAACCGATATGTAAATAAGAAAAAATCCAATGGCAAGATTGATATTGTAGCAGCGACCATCAACGCCATGTATCTATTGGAGCAGGATGTGAAGCTCAATACTCCAATGACGTGGGGGGCACAATTCTAAGGAGGTGAATAATGTGGGATTACTCAACTTTTTGGGGTTAAAAAAAGAAAAACGGTCTCTTGAGAATCCGACTGAAACTCTAGAAGGGCTGATGGATCTGCTGCAGGGAGGCATTGACATGCGCGCTACCAGGGAAGAAACATTGACTCTTCCGGCAGTGGCTGCCTGCCTGCAGTTCATCACAGGGGCTGTATCCGGAATGCCAGTAAGGCTATACCGAAAGAGAGAAGACGGTGGGAAGGAAGAGATTAATGACTATCGGACTCAGCTCCTGAACCGGGAAACCGGCGACACACTGGATGCCGTGCAGTTCAAACGAGCCTTAGTTATGGATTATTTACTGAATGGTTCCGGTTATGCCTTCGTGAACTGGAATCGGAATGAGATCCAGTCCATTCATTACGTTTCCTGGGAAAATGTTTCCGCTATAAGCAATGCGGATCCGGTATTCAAGGAAGTGGCCTACTGGATTAATGGCCGTAAGTACTATGATTATCAGCTGCTCCGAATACTAAGGGACAGTGATGACGGGATGGAAGGTCGCGGCATACTAAGAGAGAACCAAGCACTGTTTTCTACCATGTTCAAGGCTCTGAAATATGAGCACAGCACTATCGGATCCGGAGCGAAACGGGGCTTTTTGAAGTCCAGCAAGCATTTGGATGACGGAATCCTTCGTTCTCTCCGACTGGCTTGGGCTAAACTCTTTTCTGGGGACAACTCCGTGGTAGTTCTTAATGATGGTCTGGATTTCCAAGAGATCGGCACGACTGCCACGGAAAATCAGCTGGTAGACAACAAGACCATCAACAATAATTCTGTTTATGCCATTTTCGGGATTCCGACAGGGCTTTTCAGTGACAATCCATCGTCCGATACCTATTTGCAGGCTATCCGGACGGCGGTCCTTCCAGTTGCCAGGGCAATCGAAAACGCCTTGAATAAATTCATGCTGCTTGAATCGGAAAAAGGCAAGATGTTCTTTACCCTGGATAGCAGCGCAATTACGGAAGCGGACACCATGACACGCTACCAGTGCTATGAAATCGGCCTGAAAAACTCCTGGCTTACGGTTGATGACATCCGGAAACGGGAAAATATGATGTCTGTTGGCATGGATTCTATCAAGCTGGGTCTTGATGCGGTTCTTTATAAGCCGGAAACAGGCGAAATCTATACTCCCAATACTGGCGTGAAAGCGAATGTCAACGAAGCAGCCGCACAGCCTAAAGATAGTAGCAACGGGAAAGGAGGTGATAACGGTGAAAGTGGAAATTCGCAGTGATAATACTGCAATCATCGAAGGGTATGTGAATGCTGTTGAACGGCTTTCCCGACCGTTGCGTGATTTCAGTGGCGAACAGTTCCGGGAAATGGTGAAAGCAGGGACTTTTGCAAAGGCGATTGCCGCCAATCCTCATGTTGAACTGTATTTCAACCACATGAAGCCTGTCGGTGGTATGGATACTGGTACGTTGGAACTAAAGGAAGACAACATTGGACTATATGCACGTGCCATTGTCAATGATCCAGATATTGTGCAGGAAGGGCGGGATGGGATGCTGTCCGGCTGGTCTTTTGCTTTCAGTGTGAATCCAAATGGGGAAACCTGGAGAGACGACGAACAGAACGGCCGTGTCCGTGAGCTAAATGATATCAGCCTGGGAGAAGTCTCCATACTTGATGTCACTCCGGCTTACTATGCCACGTCCATCAATACCCGCGATGAAAAAGCAGCCCTCAAGGAAATCCGTGTGGAAGATGACAAGATAGAAAGCGTCAATGATATCTACGGAGCCCTCGAACGGAAGAGAAAGCAGATTGAGATTTTAAAAATGGGTAAGAAATAAGGAGGATAACCATGAATCTGAAAAAACTTATTGAAAAGCGAAATGCTCTTGTTGATAAACTGAATGAGATCGTTAAAGGGGCAGAGGAAGAAACCAGAGCTCTGAATGATGATGAAAACAAGGAATTCGACCAGATTACCACTGAAATCCGTGCTCTGGATGCAACCATTGAAAAGATCAGAGCGGCCATATCCGTTAACAAAGGCAAGGAACCTACCGATCCGGTCAAAACGAAGAATGAAGAACGGGCTTTTGCGGCTTACCTTCGTGGCAACATGGAAGAATGCCGTGCTGCTGGGGATATGACCAAAACCGACAATGGTGCTGTGATTCCCAAGACCATCGCCAGAAACATCATTGAATTGGTCAAAGACATCTGCCCGATCTATGCACTGGCGACCAAATTCAACGTGAAGGGTGATCTGGTATTCCCGAAATTTGATGACAGCAATGGTCCTACTGCAACTTACGCAAATGAATTCACCGCTCTTACTTCCAAGAGTGGCACCTTTACCGGTATCACTCTGAGCGGTTACCTGGTTGGTGCACTCACGAAGGTATCTGTATCCTTGATTAATAACACTGAATTCGACCTGACTGCTTATGTAGTCAACAAGATTGCTGAAGCAGTTGCGGAATTCATGGAAGGTCAGCTGCTGGCCGGTACCAGTGGCAAAATGACTGGTCTTAAGTCTTGCAGCCAGGGCATTACTTCTGCTGCAGCTATTGCCATCACTGCGGATGAACTGATTGACCTGCAGATGAAGGTGAAACAGAGGTTCCAGGGCGGATGCGCATGGATCATGAGCAACGACACCTTCAAAGCCATCCGTAAACTGAAGAATTCTGATGGTGATTATCTAATGAATCGTGACCTGACCAACGAATTCTCCTGGAATTTACTGGGCAAACCAGTTTATGTTTCCGATGCCATGCCTAATATTGCCGCTAGCGCAGTTGCTGTGTTCTATGGCGATTTCTCCGGCCTGTATGTGAAGCTGGCAGAAGATATCAATGTACAGGTCCTGAAGGAACGCTATGCAGAAGAACATGTTGTTGGCGTCATTGCATGGGCTGAAATCGACAGCAAGATTGTTGAGGAACAGAAGATTGCTAAGCTGACGATGAAAGCATGAGGTGATGCATCATGAAGATTAAGGCACTAATCAGCTTTACTGGGAAAGTGATCATGCGTCCAAGTGAAGAAAGAACAGTAACTGATGAGACCGGGCAGGACCTTATTCAGGCCGGTCTTGCTATCAGACTGGATGATCCAGAGGAAGTCAAAGTAGATGATCCAGAGGAAGTCAAAGTAGAGAAAAAGCCTATAAAGAAGAAAGCTGCCGCAAAGGAGGCATGATGTATGAAAGTATCGGAACTGACCATTGATTTCCTTCAGGAATACGTCCGGACAGATGGCAGCGCCGTTACGATGCTGAAACCGATGCTTGCTGCTGCCATCAACTATGTCATGGCCTATACTGGGCTTACGGCCACTCAACTGGATAATTATGAAGATATCACCCTAGCGGTGATGGCCCTTGTCGCGGATCTGTACGATGTGCGCCAGTATACAGTCCAGAGCGCAGAGGTGAATCCAACGGTGAAATCCATCCTTGACCAGCATTGCTATACAGGGATGGAAGGGGGAATCGACTATGTATCGGAAAGCGGCAGTTAATCTGGCATCCATCCTGAACAGGAAGATTGAAATCTATCAGCCTGTCCAAGGAGAAGAAAATGAACTGGGTCAGCGGGAAATTGCGGAAAAGCTGATTGATACAGTCTATGCATCCATCGTTCCTCAAACCGGTTCTATGCTTCATGGGCGTGCGGCCGATACGGTTCTCACCCGTGTCACGCATAAGTTCATTATTCGTTACCGTTTTGATCTCACGACTGATATGTACATCAAGTACGAAGGTCAGCGGTACGATATTATTTATCTTTTGGATCCATACGCCAATCATGAGCGTTTGGAAATCTTCACAGAGGGAGTAATTCAATGATTGAGATGCATTTTGATGTCAGAGAATTGAATAAACTGAGTGATGACCTTCTGAAAGCTGCCAAAGAAAAGTTCCCACGGAAGACAAAAAACTTCATGGGAAGAACCGGAAACCGGATGAGAGCCAAAGCAAGAGCCGCTTACAAATCCGATATTAGGCACTCTAAAACAGGCAACCTTGTGCGAGGGCTTTCCCGTGGGCGGCCTTACATCTATGGGAAAGATGAATTTTCCGTGCGTGTGGCGAATAAAGCTCCTCATGCCCACTTGTTTGAGCATGGTCATGTGCTATGGGCTCATCCACCTGGCGCAAAGCATGCAGTCAAGACCGAAAGGATGGTAGACGGCCGGCATACAATGGCACGCGCTGAAAAAACTTTTCGGCGAGAGTATGAATCTATGGTTGACGAGTTTGTTGGTCAGCTGCTGCAGGAAGGTGAAATCTTATGAGTCTTATTACTCCGGCAGAAGTCATTGCCAGATTCACCAAGGTACTGCAAAGCGCCTTCCCTGATGTTCCGGTGCAGAATACTGACATAAGTGAAGGCTTTAAAAGACCCTGCTTCTTCCTGGACCTTGAAGGCATTGATACGGACCGCGTAGGGATTTACTACCAGGATGAATTATCCTTCCGACTGTATTACTTTGCTGCCGACACCTATAAAGGATTTCTCGATCTCCTGAAAAAACGGGATGTCATCATCCAGTTGTTACAGGATGCGACGCGGTTGAATAATGATGAGGAATCCGACAGGTATGGATTTGTGATCCAGGCTGACGATGATATTCGGAGTGACATCAACCAGAGTGACAAGGCTCTGCAAATAGCTTTCACCGTGGATCTTGTTCAGGAAGATGACCGGCTTCCAGATGCAGAACTTATTGAAGAACTGGAATTCAATCCATCTGCCATGCCATCTACAGATATTGATCGATCTGCTTCGGTCCCTTCCGAATCGGATGATGCAGATGAGGACAAAACTTACACCACAGATGATTTATAAAAATAAGGAGTGAATTAGATGGGACTGCCTACTATTGAGGTTGTATTTAAACAACTGGCTGTTTCTGCCATCAAGCGTTCTGAACGCGGCATTGCGGCCATTATCATCAGAGATAATACGCTTAGTACTACTGCAATCACCAAAAAGACTTACAGATCTGGTATGGATCTAAATTCAAAAGATTACACCAAAGCAAACCTGACGATTCTTGAACGGTGTTTCTTGGTAGCCGTGAACAAAGTTGTTGTTATTTCTCTTCCGACTACCGGGGAATTCAAAGATGCTCTGAAAGTGCTTGACAAAATTAAGTATAACTACGTCTGCACCACTGATGCAGGAAATCAGCAGGCTCTTGCATCTTATGTGGTAGACTACAACGCTACTACCAAAGGCATGATGAAGCACACTGTAGCCGTAGTTTACAATGTAACAACGGCTGACTCCAAGTATGTCATCAACGTAAAGAATGAGACAGTAACGGAAATTCAGACTACTTCTAACGGCAAAAAGGACAATGTTAGTGTGGCCATGAATGAATACCTACCCAGGCTATGCGCTGTGCTGGCCAACCTGCCACTGAATCGCTCCTGCACTTCTTACGTGTTGGAAGACTTGACTGATTGTGCTGATGTGGCCACGGATAATGTGGATCTTGATGGTTGGATTGATAAAGGCTGGTTTTGTCTGTACGTTGATGATGATGAAGTTAAGATTGCAAGAGGTGTTAACTCTCTCACCACATTTACTTCTACTGACACCGAAGACATGAGCCACATTATTATTGTGGAATCCATGAATCTGGTTATTGAAGATATTTCCACAACCTTTAAACAGAAATATCAGGGCAAATATAAGAACTACCTGTCCAATCAGAAACTTTTCATTGATGCCGTTAACGCTTATTTCAATGAGCTGGCTAAAGAAGAGATTATGGATCCGGATTATACCGGAAATGATGACGCAGGTACAACCGGTAATCAGGCATACATTGATGTGGAAGCACAGCGTAATGCCTGGCTGTCTGTCGGAAAGTCTGAGGCTGTTGACTGGACTGAAGACAAGGTTAAAAGCATGGCCTTCAAGACCACTATTTTCCTGGCGGCCACGGTCAAAATCCTTGATGCAATTGAAGATCTGAAGTTTATCATTACTATGGAATAAGAAGGTGGCTTAGATGAATAAAGGTATAACCAATAAAATCATTCGTGGCACCAATGGTCGGCTCTGGGTGAATGATAAGCGGCTGGCCAACGTCAAAAGTTTTGAGTGCAAAATCAAACTGAACTATGAGGACATCGACGAAAACGGGAATCCAATTCAGCAGCGTCGCTATACCGGTGCATCCATTGAAGGTACCATGGTGCTGCACAAAGTTGATTCCTATGTTCTGAAGCTGATGAAGGACGGAGTTATGTCCATGAATCTTCCGGATATCAATATGGTCTCCAGCGTGTCTGATCCATCTATTACTGGCATGGAACGTGTAAAGCTGTCTAACGTTACCTTCGATGAAGTGGATATGGCCAGCTTCGAAAATGCGAAAGTCGGAGAAGAGTCTATCCCTTTCCGTGCTGGCGGTTACGAAAATACTGATACGATTGATGATTTTAACTAAGAATCAGGCGGGCAGATAACCCGCTTTTATTTTGGAGGATTAATTGATATGGATGCAAAAAAAGCAACTCTTGAAGAGCTTTTGCGTCGCAAAATGCAGAGCGAAAATGATAGAAATACCTTCTTTCCCGTTGAAAGCAAGGAAATCGGGCTGACCTTCATGGTGCAGAAGCTCCCGATTCCAAAAATTATTGATATGCTTGATGATTTCAAAATCACCAACGGCGAAACCTCAACGAAGGAAAACTTTGAAGGGGCTGTTCGAATCATCTACGAATCAGTCCCTATGCTACATGACGAAAAACTCCGGAAAGGACTGACGGAACCATATGATGTGGTGCCGGTAGTTTTCGGCGATAACATTGGAGCCATTGTGGATTTTGCCCAGGCTATCATTGAAAAGTTTTATGTCGGAGCTGAAAGTGCGGTTCAAGAAATAAAAAACTGATGCAGCGTGACCACGATTTGCTTACCATTCGCTACTACATTGAACGTGGTCACAGCATACATGAACTTGAATCCTTAACCCCTATGGAATGGCTATTCTATCAGCTGCATGTGGACATGGTAGCGAATGCTCAGCAGAAGGAATATGACAAAATCATGAATGGGAAAGGAGGGTAAGGCATGGCAAGAGGAATCAATGTCCTACTGACATTGGTGGATAAGTTTTCGCAGCCACTGAAGAAAGTGTCCGGAACAACCAAGCAAACTACTAGACAGATTAGGAATACCCAGAATATGGTGAATCAGTTTGCTGGTGGGGCGAATCAGAAATTTCTTTCCCTTGCCGGATCCGTAGCTAAGATTGGGCTGGGGATTGCTGCTATTGGAACCGGCCTTGCTATAGTTGGCATCAAGAATTTTGCGGATGAAGCCATTGAAAAGGCGAATGCCCAGGTGGCAGCGGAAACAAAGCTGGTCACAATTCTGAATAACGTCAAAGCTATCCAGGAACAGGGAGCAGGGGCAGCTGACCGTGCGGCTAAATCCTTGGAAGCCTACGCCTCTCAGCTCCAGACCGTTGGTGTAGTCGGTGATGAAGTAACCATTGCTGGCATGGCTCAGCTGGGGACTTTCCAAATGACGGAGGAACAAATCAAGACCGTATCCAGAGGGATGCTTGATTTGCTGGTCAATCAGAAGGGGCTCAACGCTACTCAGGAAGATGCTGTGAACGTAGCCAACATGATTGGTAAGGTTATGATGGGCAACGTAGGCGCGTTGCAGCGTGTCGGTATTTCCCTGGACGATTATCAAAAGGGAGTCATCAAGACCGGAACAGCTGACGAGCGTGCCGCTATGATTGCAAAAGTTCTTGCTCAGAACGTCGGCGGTGTCAATGAAGCTATGCGAGAAACGGATGCCGGTAAAGCTGCAGCCATCATGAATGACTACGGCGATATGCAAGAAGAAGTAGGAAAACGTTTGAACAAGGTACGTACCGGCATCATAACTGCTTTTGCTGGGATGATTACACCATTAGGTAATGCGCTGGCTCCGATTATGGACCAGCTGGTTATTAAGGTGAATGAAGCACTGCCTTTCATCCAGGCGTTTGCCAGCAATCTGGCAGCGGCGCTTCCTGGCATCATCGAAAGCGTTGGGAATGGAATCAGCTTCCTGGTGCAACACTTTCAGGACTTTATTGCGGTTGTTAAAGCTGTGGCTCCGGTTATTGCCGGAATTGCAACAGGATTCACGGCATTTAATGTGATTTCAGGTGTGATTGGCAAGCTTCAGATGTTACAGAAGCTTTTTACTGGAATCAAATTGGCCGGTGGCATTGTCCAGTTTGCTACATTACTTAATCCAATCGGTCTCGTGGCTGCAGCTATCGGTGTACTGGCAGTGGCGTTCTACACGTTATATACCCAGTCTAAACCATTCCGGAATGCTGTGAATGAATTGGCATCCCAGCTAATGGCGTTGGGAGAACTTGTTGTTGGCTTTCTGGCACCAGTGTTTGAAGCACAATGGGTTGTCATTTCGGCGGCAGTTGGTTCTGCTGTCGATGTTATCGGCGGTGTGTTGGCCAATGTAGTCGGAGTATTGTCCAATCTAATCGGATTCATCGTGAATGTTTTCACGGGGAACTGGGAAGGAGCTTGGCAGAATGTGGTAAGCATCTTCCAGGGGATTTTTGATACGTTGAAAAGTGTTGCAATGGCTCCATTGAAGTTCATTCTGGGAATGGTTGACCGGATTGCCAGCAAGGTCAGTTCTATACACCTTCCTGCATTTGGTGGTGGGGGAGGTGATGATGGCGGCGGGGAATCTCCGGACGGAAATGCTCTGGGAACATCCTACTTCCGTGGCGGTCCTACCATGGTCAACGAAAATGGCGGAGAACTTATTACGCTGCCATCCGGAAGCCAGATTATGCCGCACCGGGAACTGCTGCAGCTCATTAACAACGGTGGGCAAGGTGGCGGCATAACAGTGAATTTGTCCGTGCAGGGAAACGTTATCGGGAACCAGGACTACATGCGTCAAACTGGTGAATACATCGCTTCCCGTGTTCGTGATGCATTGAGAAACAGTTAAGGAGGCAAGGAAATGAGTTTGCTGACTGACATACTGTTGCAGTATACAGGGTCTGCTTACAGTGATCTGACCTCCGTGCTGCGGTCCCGCATAAATATTGTGCTGAAGGTGGATAACTCCATGGACAGCATCACGTTCCCTGTAGTGCCAGGGGAATTCCCTGACATGAATAGCCCGCAGGGAAATGATACCTTTGAGGCTGTAACTGGTGATATCAATGTTATCGGAGCTCCAAAACTACGAACCCTGTCTTTTTCTAGCATTTTACCTGTGAATAAGAGCTATCCATTCATCCGCGCTCAGGCCACATACAGTAACGGCTGGGAATATGTGAATTGGATTGAAAAGCAGCGCCGTTTGGGAATGGTGTTCCGGCTGATGTTTGTCGAAACGCTAGGGGCGGTAAAGCTAGACATGCTCTGTACCATTGATAATTTTGTTTACCATCAGGAAAAAAACAATGACATCAAATTCCAAATTGATTTCCGTGAATATAAAAAGCCTCCGGTGAATATTGCCGCGGATCAAGCGTCAGAAGGTGTGATTAAATGAATAACTTCAAACTGACCTACTCTTATAACGGCACAACGAAGGACATCACAGGAATCACAAGCAATTATACCCGCGGTGATCAGATTGACCAGCTGGGGGAAGAATTCTCTTTCGACTTGATTGATAATCCTCTAGATATAAATTACCAGGGAAATCGGCTGGAACTCGGTGGGAAGATCTGTTTTGAAAACAATGGGAAGCCAGTCTACACTGGAATCATAGAAGATGAATCTAGGGAAGGGCTGTCAAAGTACAAATACAAGGCATATGATTACGCATGGTTTTTGAATAAGGATCAGGTATTTGTGCAGCTGGTGGACTGCACGGCATCCGATGCCATTAGAAAGATTTGCGACCAGAAGAGCGTCCAAATCGGCGAAATCGCTGAAATGAACACAGTCATCAATAAGGTCTACAATGGAGATGAAGTTTCTAAGGCTCTAAAAGATATCATTACCCAGGAGACGGATGCTACTGGCGTGGAATACCGGATGGAAGTCCGGATTGATAAGCTCTATATCATGAAGCGGGATGACTTGAAAATCACGGTCACTTATCAGCTGGCACCGAATGAGCCACCGTTCGACATTACAAGCGTAATCGGTGATTATTCGGCGGACAGCAGTGTGAAGGACATCGTGACAAGGGTAGTTATCACGTCCGGAAAGGAAAAGGATGCTGCTATTGTTGCGATCGCAGAAAACACGAATGCAGCCAAAGCCTATGGCGAAATCGTTCATTATGAGACTGTAACGGACAAAGAAATGGGAGATGCCCAGAAGATTGCGAACAAGAAGCTGAAGGAACTTTGTCGAAAAAAAATCAGCAAGCGTCTGAAGCTTTTCGGTTCCGATGAGATCCGTTCTGGAAGGGTACTCACGTTCAACAATGAGGAGCTTGGGCTTGTGGGGGATTTCCTTGTACTTTCTGCAAATCATACCTACGATAACATCAATCATTTCATGACATTGGAAATCCAGTCCACAAAGAATAATGAGAAAGGGGCGGTGTAAATGTCTGATACATGGGCACAGGAGATGGCCAATCAATTTAAGAAGCGGGACAATCCGAAGCCAATCAGTAACTGCATCGGCCTGATTTTGCAGACAGGTGATGATTGGAAAGTATCCATCCAAAATGGTGCTTACATCATCGACAAGAAAAATGGCTATATCTGTAGGCACATCCTACAGCGTGCCAGCGACTTCACAATTGATTCTGAGAGCCAGAACGGGAAACTGACAACTGGCGCTTGTTCCGGCGGATATTCTCATGATGGCAGCCACTATTCCACATCGAACACGGCAACTGGCCATGTTACACTGCATCCAATTGATGATTGGAAACCGGGAAACAAGGTCCTGGTGGCCCCAACAGTTGACAACCAGCGTTTCTTTATCGTGGATATTATTGTTTAGGAGGTGTGAGCGAGTATGTTTCCCTCCGATATTGAACTAAATGATTTAACGGCGGCGGTTTCTACAATTGATGCAAACAGTAGAACAGATGCCGCCACGATAGGAGCAACGACTTTAGGCCGGAGCCCTTATTTTGATTATAAGAAAAAGGCGTTCATTTTCAATTCCGGATTTAACCGTGAGTGCACGCTGACGGAAAGCATTCAGCAGCATATCCGGCTTTTTATCAATACTATCAAGAATAAGTACGCCATCTATGATAAGTATTTTGGTGTTGATACGAATGGACTTGTTGGGTACAGGTTGCCCAGATCGGTGGCGATTGCAACTATTAAGCAACAGATTTCTGATGATTTGCTGAAAACCTGTCCGGTTATCAAGGAGACAAAAGACTGGACGTTCTCCGGAGAATCCGGAGTGTTCAGTTTCACAGCGGTCATGAATGATGGTGTAAAGGTGGTGATTTCAGAAAATGTATACAATTAACCAGATCCACAACACAATCCTTCAGGGAGTTCCGGATGATTATCAGAAGACGGAAGGCTTCCCGACCTATGACATTACCCGCGGTGTGTCTTTCGGGCAGTATCAGCTATGGAAGAAAGCTTTTCTAGTAGAAGAAAAACAGAACGTGGACAACCTGGAAGGCACGGAGCTTGATGCTTGGTGTACGCAGCGAGTCGGATTGACGAGAAACAGCGCTGTGAAAGCAAAAGCCGTCATCCAGATTGTATCAGGCGGTGGGCGGATTGTAGCGGGGGACCTTTTCGAGACGGTGGATGGGATCCAGTTTGAATCCACAGAAACGAAAACTGTTGCCCAGGGAGATACTTTCAATGCCCAGGCTGTAGCGCCCGGAACCAGCGGGAATGTTACTGCTAACACCATCACCAAGATTCCGGTCACCATCAATGGTATTGGGTCTGTTACCAATCCGGATCCGGCGGAAGGCGGCTATGAAGAGGAAACAGATGCAGAGTTTCGGATCCGCTACTATGAGAAGCTCCAGATTCCGGCTACGTGTGGGAACAAATATCACTACCTTGCATGGGCGAAAGCCGTGGATGGTGTTGGAAATGCCCGCGTTTTCCCATGCTGGCATGGGCGTAACACAGTGAAAGTAGTTATCATTGGGAATGACAATAAGCCGGCATCGGACAGTCTGGTGCGGGCAGTGCAAGATTATATCGACCCCGGTAAAACCGGATATGGTGAAGGCCAGGCCCCTGTCGGTGCGGTATGTACGGTGAAGGCCGCTGATACTGTATCCGTATCCGTATCCGTATCCATATCCGTATCTGATGACCTAGGGACCATTAAGGGAAACGTGACAAAGGCTATTGAAAGTTATGTGAGTTCTCAGGCATTTGTCGCCAGCGACAATGAAACGGACTACATCAGCTATGCCCATATCGGTGCAGTTATTATTGGGACTACAGGCATCCTTGACTATGCAGAACTGAAGGTGAATGGCGGCACGTCCAACATTGTTATTCCGAAAGAGTCCGTAGCTGTATTGGGAGATGTTACTTATGCTGACTAAGATCATGCTCCGGGCACTGCATGTTTGGTACAGAGGGGACAAATGGATAAATGCTTTGTATGATGCCATTGATACGGATATGACCGGTATAGATAGTAAGCTAATGCAAGACTACTATAATCTTTTCTTTGATAAGCTTGATAAAGATGGCTGCAAAGTCCTAGAGAAAGACCTGGGCTTGAATCCGGCTAAGAACGCTACGCTTGAAATGCGCCGCTCTGAAATACAGATTAATTGGCTGGCGAAACAGTTTGCTTCCATGCCAGCCATTCAACAGATTTGTGATGGAGTCTATAATGGTGACTGCACGGCAGAATATGACGGAGATGCCACCGTCACTTATGTATTCCGCCACTACATGAAACCAGCTCCATTCACGGATGCCTTGGTGAGATCCGTGGACCGCATCAAACCGGCACACATAGATTACAAATTTCGCTATGACTACAACAAATGGCGGGATTATTACTATCCATTGTTCTGGTCCAATGTCAATGTTAAGACATGGATGGATGAAAGCTCCATGCTGTGGACTGACAACTATGCACTCCGGCATAACTGGTCCTATATGAAGACTAGAACATGGAAAGAAACCATGATTAAAGATGTTGACTGATAGGAGGAACAGGAATGGCAACGAGGACAAATTACCTCAATTTAATTAAACCTGACTATGCTGATGCAGCGGATATTGCAGATATCAATGCAAATATGGATACCTTAGACAAGAAAATTCAGGGACTTGATGAGACCGGTCCCAAATCCCTAATCGCTCACAATAAAGCAACTGATGCCCATAACACTATGGCGGCAACCATTGATGATACGCTGGTGCCGACGGACGATGAGAGTGCCATCCGTAACTTACTCAGCAACCTGTCCAACCGCATCAAAGCGACCACAGGAGCCAGTGGCTGGAAAGATAATCCTGCAATTAACCTGGCGGCACTTTTTACTTTTGTGTCGAATATGGCTAGTGGTAGCGATGTAACTTGGTCCGGTCGCAAATTTACAAACCGAAAGCTGGGGATTACTGGTCTAATTGATACGAATGGATACGTAGCATTTGGACCGAACCTTGGTGGACTAATTATACAGTGGGGAAAACATGCTGAAGCAAAAGAAAGTATGAGCCTGCTTCCATTATCAATTTCCACTTGCTTTATAACACTTGTAACTCCAGAATGCTTTAATGGAGATACTGCTAACGCCAGAATTGGAGCTGGCTCACGAGATAATCAAGTTCATATTACATTTGATATTGCAAAAGTAGCTTACTGGCTTGTTATAGGTAGAATTTAGAGCGTTTAGATACTAATAACAGTATTTCGTTTCAAACATCTCCCTCTGTTTTCTTTATAGCTATCTGCCGATGATAATCCAGTCGACTGGTATTGATGCAGAAGCCCACACCGAAAAGCGGTGGTTCTCAATGTTTCCAATACCCCCAAATTGAGCGTTAGATGAAATATTTACTGATGACGCAAGCTTCATGGTAATAGCAATGGGCAAAGCAAAATACTTGTCCACGTTTGCTTCATCTGGTGTCGCATTTCCCCACTGTTGAAATTATCGTGACAATTACTGGAGTGTGGGGGGAAAATTGAATAATTCGAACAATTTGTACATTTATGGCTATTCCCGTATGAAAAGGATTCTTGACATATTTAGGAAATTAAAATACTGAATAATTGGGAATTTTTCGGTTTTAACTGGTAACAATTAGTAACAGTTATACATTCTCCGGCGGATAGAGATTTTAAGAAAAGAGATATCAGTATTATGAACGTAATAGTAACACCTACTTAAGTAATTCAATGCATTTCCGGAGCTGCCTTATCCCCTTGTGAGTATATACTCTTTCCGTTACATCGTCGCTAACATGGCCTAAGATACGCCTTTTTGCCGTCTCATTGGCACCGGCATTATCAAGCAGGGTGGCAACTGTATGTCGACAATCGTGAGTGGTATGCCCATTAGCATTGATGAGCGTCATTATTCGTTGCCATATGATGCAGTATCGATTATAGCTGTATGGATTTCCGTTTTGATCTACAATCAGATATTTTCCTGGTGTTTGCAATCTTCTGGACACGATAGCTTGAATACGGTGATGGAGAGGAATAGTCCTAATACCAGCTACAGTTTTTGAGTGAGTAATCCGAACCAACTGCTTCCTTTGATTGACATCAGATTTTAAAAGCTGCAGCATTTCTCCGATGCGCATGCCAGTATAAAGAAGGATGAGAACAGTATCCACACCAGGGCATTCAAGGGCCTTCCACAATCGGTTGATTTTTTGGCTACTGAATGGATGATGCGAATGCACCAGATGGTTGCGACCCAAGGATAGAAGCGTAGCATAGTTTTTCCCGCCAGCTTCAATCTTATCAGCGTAGGCGGACATCAGTGAAATCAATGACCGGACCTTTTTTACACTGGAGTAAGAGAGCCCGGATTTTCGCATATCGTCTATGATGTGCTGGTAATCGCTGTACGTAATTTTAATGTAGGACATACTATGAAGAACGGAACAGTGGTTGAAGGCATTCTTATATCCGCAAATGGTACTGAAGGATGGATCTGTATCCGCGATGTGTCTGGATAGCCAACGGTAATACAATTCTTCGAAAGTTAGTTGATGGTCAGCAAGAGAGACATTTCTATGAACTTTGTTATAATCCGCTGCGAAAATCTCAGCCTCTATTTGTGTCGCAAAATATTCAACTGGACGTTGCCTGCCAGAATCGCCTACTACAAATCACAAACCACCCGTAAAACGGGTGGTTTGTCGTAGGGCTATAAGCCCTTATCACTATGACCAGCGTCTCAAGGC